ATAAATTTTGTCTCGATCGCTATCTGAACCATCATAGTCTCTCTGAAATTGTATAGATTTACAAAGCTCTCCTTTTAATGGATAATTTTTGTTTAATAAAGTAATGCGTTTTAATATTTTTTCCCATCGTGTTACATCTCCCATGGGTCTTGACAATTCAACATACATAGCCATTCGCAAATAGTTAGGAGGGCAATAATTTATAGCATTTATTTTAATAGCTTTTTTGAACAAGTTTGTAAACAATGTTTTGTCTAAATAGGTTATGTCAGCAATGGGAATAAAATTAACATACACTTTATAGGTTCCTGCGTGCACTGCTGATTTTGCCTCAACTTCCTCATAACCGGCTTTATAATATATATTTGTTAACTTTGTCGCATATTCCATTGCTAACGGCGTAAAAAAATCATAGTCAGGTATTTCAATATCTTTGTTATAAAATCGGTCTTGTTCTGGTAATATATTATTTACAGCTGTTCCGCCATAACATAAGGTATTATGTGTTCTTAAAAACTCTTCTAATATTTCTATTATTTTTTTTATAGTATCAGATTGTACTAATTTTTTCCCTACTTCATAAGTAGCACTATCAATAGCATTTCGTAATATTTTTAATTCTTTTTCTTCAAAAGATTTCATAATAAATTATATATTATAGTGTGTTATTATAATATTTTTTGTTTTATAGAAAACAATAAAACAATAAAACAATAAAACAATAAAAACAATTATCCTCCAGCTAAAAGATTTTGTATTGTAGTTCTTAATTCTGTACCTACAACTGTATTATGACTAGTAAAAGGAATAATAGCAAAATTTGTTGGAACTTCTGAAATTAAATGGTTACGTTTTAAAATCCAAGAATAATTATCTTCATTTGTAAATTGTGTAATATATTGTGTTAAATTATTATCTTTAGTTTGATACTTCATAGCTATGGCATTGCAACCATAACTGAACGATGATGCATATTCATCATTATATATTGAATTATTTAGATCAGGTAATACTATTACAAAATTTCGCTTTGTTTCACTAAAAAACTGGGTTGTTTTACCAACTATTTCACTATGTCTATACGTTTTACAAAAGTCGCTTTTACCCTTTAAACTAATATATGTTGCTAATGTTGCTAATTCTGGGGTTCTTTCTAATATACTATTTGACGGATAAAAATCACAAATAATAATAATTGTTTTGTATAAATCTTTCATTTGGACAGATAATATTGTTCCGTTTTTATAATTATGTTGTTTCATTAAACGAAAACTATCTACACCTTCACTTCCTGTATCTAAATGTGTTTCAAATAATTCTCCCATTTTTTCTAACATTGTTAAATTTGTACTCATAATTCTAAAATTTAAAATTAGCGGATCTCTATTACAGTTTGTGTAAACGGCATCAAAAGCTTTAGAAGTAATTGTAGTTAATATTTCTTCTAATGTTAAAGAGTTATACGTCTCTTTTATATAGTTGTTATTTGTTGTTGATGAAGCAATAATTGGTACATTATTATATGAAAAAACTTGAAAATCTAAAAACCTACATCCATTACTAATACATTTTTCTAAAGCACATAAATTAACAAAGTTATTTTTATAACCATCCCCGCAACAACAATTATAAGCACTTTTAACATAATAATTTTTTAATATACTATTAGATATATCAAATTTATTTGTATTTGTAGGTGCTGAAGTACTTGCTACAACACTATTCATAGTAACAAAATAAGACCTTCCAATATTAGACTTATAAAACATTTTTAATTTATTGCATGATCGTTGTTGCAGATCTAATCTATCATATATCCATCCAAATAATATTAATAATACTAAAATTATAATAATAATTGTTACATAATAATATACTGTTGATTCATAATTAGACTTAGGAAAGAGTGTAAAAAAAGCCTCTTTCGATAATTCATAAGCAATGGAAAATGCTTTTTTTGTGGAGCTACTTTCTTCTGGTTTTTTTCCGGGTTCTGGTCCTGGTTTTTTTTCTGGTTCTGGGTCTGGCATTATTTTGTATGAAAGTATATTTATATATTAAAACATTTAATTATTACTAAAATAATTTACTAATTTAATTATAATAATTTAATATTAGTATAAAATTATTATAGTATATTAATTATTATAGTATGGCAGGAGGATTATTAAATTTAATAGCAATTGGCGACCAAAATATTATTTTGACTGGTAATCCTACAAGAAGTTTTTTCAAATCTACATACTCAAAATATACTAATTTTGGATTACAAAAATTTAGAATAGACCAAATAGGTCAAAAAGAATTAGAAATCGCAAAATCCACAAATTTTAGCTTCAAAATAGATCGTTATGGTGATTTATTGATGGATACTTATTTGGTAGTAAAATTACCAACTATATGGAGCCCTGTTTTATATTATAAATATAAATCCACAGATAGTTCTGGCGTTTATAGACCATACGAGTTTAAATGGATTAAAAATATTGGATGTCATTTAATAGAAGAAGTAAAAATACTTATTGATGGAATAACTATTCAAAAGTTTAGCGGCCATTATTTGCAAAATATTGTTGAGCGTGATTTTGATACACATAAAAAGGAGTTGTTTGATATTATGACAGGTAATATTAGTGAACTAAATGATCCTGCTAATTTTAATAATAGAAATAATAATTATCCAAATGCATTTAACATAAATGGAACTAATCCTGATATAAGCGGAATTGAACCATCTATACGAGAATTTACTCTATATATACCAATTAACACATGGTTTTCTATGTCATCATTTATGGCGCTTCCATTAATATGCTTACAATATAGTAATTTAGTTATTGATTTCAAATTACGACCACTACAAGAATTATTTACTATTAAAGATGTATTATATGATATGAGTGTAAATACTTATAAAATAGCTAATTATAACAATATTCCCCAAATACATCCAACTCAAACTACAATAGATTATCAATTTAATAGATTTATAAATCCACCACCACAAAGAGATTTAGAAAAAGCCACTGATATTTATGGTAATTTAACAAGTAGAATAAATAGTAATATTCATTTACTATGTACTCAATGTTTTCTTGATAATAGCGAAAGAGAACTGTTTGCTAGAAATAGTCAAAATTACTTAATTAAAGAAATCAAAGAATATAGTTTTACAAATGTTATTAAAACTAATAAAATCAAATTAGAATCAAATGGATTAATTAGTAGTTGGATGTGGTATTTTCAAAGAAGTGATGTAAAAGCCCGTAATGAATGGTCTAACTATACTAATTGGCCTTATGAAAATAGTATACCAAATAATTTGCAAAAAGTAAAAATAAACTCTAAATATGAATATTACAATCCTGATTTTACTTATAGTGGTGACATTTCAAAAAACATTTATTATACAGATTACATTCCAACAATATATGAACAAACTAATTTATGTGAGATCATGAAAAATTTTGGCATAATATGTGATGGTAAATATAGAGAACAAACATTTGATAGTAATGTTTTTAGCAAACTAGAAAAATATAATAGGTCAAATGGTTCTTCTTCAAAAGTCGGTTTATATTATTACAATTTTGCGTTAACAACAGACCCTTTTAAATTACAACCAAATGGTGCATTTAATACAAATAAATTTAAAATAATTGAATTTGAATATAATAATTATGCTAATCCTCCAATTGACTCTAGTAATGTAGAATTTACAACAATTTGCGATCCAGCAACAGGCGCAATAATAGCAACATTAAAAGATCCTACAAATATATATAAATATACTTATAATTTGTATATAATTGAAGAAAAGTACAATATATTACTTTTTCAAAATGGTTTTGGTGGGCTCTTATATAATAGCTAATTCTATGTATTATATTTTAATTTTTGGAACTTTTCGTGTTCCACTATTTTTTGCTTTAATTGCTAATTTTAATGCCTTAGAATTTGATGAACAACCACGTTCTAATATTTTATAATCTATTGCTGATGCTTTGCCTCCACTAATAGCACTTGCTAAACGCGCATAGCCCCAACTATGCGCACTTTGATTGGGACGCGAACCGGAAGAATAATATGCACCGCGACCTTTTTTAACAATTTGTAATAAGGCATTTTTAGAACAACCCGTTGCATTTACTAAGTCCGAATTTATTGCTATATTTTTAAGTTTATACAACTTTTGCGCTTTTGCTATATGAGGTGATTTTTTGGATTTATATGAGTGAACGTTTTTTCGTGTTAAATAGCGCTTCTTTTTATATGCATTACGTGAGGCTTTTAATTGTTTAATTTGTAGTTTTTTATCTTTCAAACTAAGACGACGAGGTAAATATTTAATAGGTATATTTATCATTTTCATTTTTATTACTATTTTACTATTATACTATAATATTTATTATATATAAAAATATTATAATATGAATAAAAGTATGAATAAAAGTATGAAAGAAAAAATCATAAAATTTGAAAAAGGGCCACCCGGAAAAAAATACACAGCCTTTGTCCAAAATAAGACAACCAAAAAAATACGCAAAATACATTTTGGAGCATCAGATTATCAACAATATAAAGATAGAACTCCGCTTAAATATTATTCGCATAAAAATCATAATAATAGAAAACGAATGCGCAATTATTTTAATAGACATTCTGGAACCAAAAAAAGAGGTGAAGCAATTAGTTTAGAAAAGAAAAAATCGCAAGGCTATTATAATGCTAAAATATTGAGCCATGTATATTTATGGTGAAATTACTGTTCTAAAACTAGATTTATTCTAGGAAATACCAAATGTACAAGTGAGAAGTTGTCCTGAAAATGATGTAGATATTATGTATCTTAACCAATACGCATTTAACACATTATCAAAAATAGGTTGTGGTGTTCCTATATTTGGTGTAAAATCTATATTAAATATATATTTATTAGGATCAGATATAATACATATATCTAAATAACTTGAAGGGTTTCGTAAACTAATAGCAAAAGAGTTAGTTGGATTGGATACATTAGTTGCTATAACAGATACAGCTGTCCTAATATATATATAAAAATTTCCCGAACCAGAAGTTCTACTAAATAATATATTACCATACCAACCAGAATCAACATTAATAACAACACTAGCATTTTGCTGAATGCCTATACTATTAGTTACAACTAAAGTGTATGTTGTTGTAGTTGTTGGATTTACTGTGTATGCTGTGTTTGATATAATAGATTGGTTTTCTACTGTTGCACCTCCATTAATTGTTACTCTTGTAGCATTAGTAAATACCGGAATTAGTGTAGTTGAACCATTTCGACTAATATTAGCATTAGTTGTTGTAATTTAAGCAGTAGGATTTGGAATTTCATTAACAGTCAGTGTTAAATTACTATAGCCTGTATTGTAATACTTATCGGCCACTATATCCAACTTATTACTTAGTCCTGAACCATTTTTGTTTAAACTGATATCAAGTGTACTTTCAGCAATCAATCGACTCGCTACACCATATCCATAAACTGTAAATATATTTGTTCGACTACTTAGAACAGGTTTCCAATTAATACCATCAGGTGAGAAAGCAATAGTATTATTTTGATATCCTACTGCGACCCACATAGTTCCATTCCACGCTACACCATATCCTACGACTGAAATTATATCATTTGTTTGGCTCAGGGCTGATGTCCAATCAATACCATTACTCGAGTAAGCAATAGTGTTTCCTCCATATCCTACAGCGACCCACCTAGTTCCATTCCACGCCACACCTTCTCCATCATATGTAAATATATTAATACTAGAACTTCCAACAGGGTTCCAATTAATACCATTAGATGAGTAAGCAATCCTATTATTTCCTGCTCCTACTGCTACCCACATATTACCGCTCCACGCTACACCTTTTCCTCTTGAAAATATATTGATACTACTAGTTCCAACAGGGTTCCAATTAATACCATTAGTCGAGTAAGCAATACTATTACTTCCTTCTCCTACTGCTACCCACATAGCTCCCTTGGCATTATACGCTATACCCATTCCAATTGTAAATATAGTTGTACTATTTGGAACGGGGTTCCAATCAATACCATTAGTCGAGTAAACAATAGAGTTCACTCCTTGTCCTACGGCGACCCACATAGTTCCATTCCACGCTACCCCACGTCCAAAAATTGTAAAAGTATTGGTGTTAGTGTTTGAAATACCAGTCCAAGTAATACCATTATACGAGTAAGCAATAGAGTTCCTTCCTTCTCCCACAGCGACCCACATAGTTCCATTATGCGCTACACCATGCCCCTTGCTTGTAAATATATTTATACTACTATCTTGAACTGCCTTCCAAGTAATACCATAACGATCAGTCGAGTAAGCAATAGAGTTCATTCCTTGTCCTACTGCGACCCATCCTACATCATCCAACATATTTTGAGTCTTCATAAAAACACCACCTATACCCGCATTCCATGCTACACCTCTTCCAGTTGAAAATATATTGGTACTACTATCTTGAACCACATTCCAATTAATACCATTAGATGAGTAAGCAATACTATAATTTCCTTCTCCTACTGCGACCCAAAGAGTTCCATTCCATGCTATACCTTTTCCACCATATGTAAAGGTATTGGTACCGCTATCTTGAACCCCATTCCAATTAATACCATCAGACGAATAAGCAATACTATAATTTCCTTCTCCTACTGCGACCCAAAGAGTTCCATTCCATGCTATACCTTTTCCACCATATGTAAAGGTATTGGTACCGCTATATTGAACCCCATTCCAATTAATACCATCATACGAGTAAGCAATTCTATTATTTCCACTTCCTACGGCGACCCATAGCGTTCCATTCCATGCTACCCTAACTCCATATGATAATATAGTATTACCACTTGACGACCCAGTCCAAGTAATACCATCATACGAGTAAGCTATACTATAATTTCCTTCTCCTACTGCGACCCAAAGAGTTCCATTCCACGATACACCTGTTCCAACTTCAAATATAGTGGGATTACTATATGGAACTCCTTTCCAATTAACACCATTAGATGAGTAAGCAATACTATAATTTCCAAATCCTAATGCGACCCAAAGAGTTCCATTCCACGATACACCTATTCCAGCTTCAAATATAGCGGAACTACTATCTTGAACCCCATTCCAATTAATACCATTAGATGAGTAAGCAATACTATAGGTTCCTTCCCCTACTGCGACTGTTAAATTAGATGGAAATACAATGCGATTTGGACGGTCTGAATTAAATGCTATACCGATTCCATAAGTTGAAAATAGATTGTTACTAGTACTTGAAACCCCAAACCAAGTAAATCCATCATATGAGTAAGCAATTTTATTTGTTGTTCCTGCTCCTACTGCGACCCACATAGAACCGTTCCATGCTAGACCCAATCCATAAGATGTAATTATATTGGTATATGAACTCAAAACTGCCCACCAATTAATACCATCATACGAGTAAGCAATTCTATTATTTCCACTTCCTACGGCGACCCACATAGTTCCATTCCACGCTACATCCCTTGACTCCTCTGTAAAGATAGTGTTACCGTTTACAGACGGCGTCCAAGTAATACCATCATATGAGTAAGCTATTCTATTATTTCCACGTCCTACTGCGACCCACATAGTTCCATTCCACGCTATCCCAAATCCAATTGTAAATATAGTTGTACTATTTGAAGACGCTGTCCAAGTAATACCATCAGATGAGTAAGCAATAGAGTTTGTTCCTTCTCCTACTGCAACCCAAATAGTTCCATTCCACGCTGCCCGAAATCCATTAATTGCAAATATATTAACACTAGTACCTGAAAGACCAAACCAATTAATACCATCATACGAGTAAGCAATCCTATGGGTTCCTTTTCCTAGTGCTAACCAAAGAGTTCCGTTCCATGCTACACCAAATCCCTCAGTTGATAATATAGTATTACCACTTGACGACCCAGTCCAAGTAATACCATCATACGAGTAAGCAATAGAGAACGTTCCTTTTCCTGCTGCAATCCACATAGTTCCATTATATGCTACACCATGTCCATTATTTGTAAATATACTATTACCATTTGCAGACGGCGTCCAAGTAATACCATCAGATGAGTAAGCAATAGAACAGGTTCCAGTTCCTACTGCGACCCAACGATTAGGAATACTCTGACCAAATGTATATACTTGTTGAATATTGGCTACATTGTCTATTTGCGCACGAATATTACTCTTTGTAAGTGTTGTTGGAGTTGTGTATATTATTGATTTTTTTATAGAAGTTAGACCGCTTCTAGGAAAATTAAGGTTTATAGAAGGGTTGCTAGGAACGAATGCGTTATACGCTTGTCCGTTTATTGTATTAACATTTAAGTCATTAGTAAATACTTTGTTAAATTTCTTTGTTAAAGAACCTAAATTAGAACTACTATCGCCTAAAGGTATTATATTACCACTTATAGTCATATTAGTAGCACTTACATCATTTATATATGCGTTGCCCCACGGTCTTCCAGATAGACCGATAGTTCCTTTATTAGGAACTAGCGGATTTAAATTGGTGCTTACATCAATATTTATAGCACTTACATCATTTATATATGCGTTGCCCCACGGTCTTCCAGATAGACCGATAGTTCCTTTGTTAGGAACTAGCGGATTTAAATTGGTGCTTATATCAATTGAACTAACGCTTACATCATTTATATAAGCATTGCCCCACGGTCTATTAGTAAGACCTAATGTTCCTTTATTAGGAACCAGTGGATTTAAATTAGTGCTTACATCAATATTTATAGCACTTACATCATTTATATATGCGTTTCCCCAGCGTTTATCAGAAAGACCTAATGTTCCTTTATTTGGAACTAATGGATTTAAATTAACACTTATGTCAATAGAACTAACACTTACATCATTTATATAAGCATTACCCCAACGTCTATTAGAAAGCCCAATGGTTCCTTTATTAGGAACTAGCGGATTTAAATTAGTGCTTACATCAATACTAGAAACACTTATATCATTTATATATGCGTTTCCCCAGCGTTTATTAACAAGACCAATCGTTCCTTTATTAGGAACTAGTGGATTTAAATTAACACTTATGTCAATAGAACTAACACTTACATCATTTATATAAGCATTACCCCAACGTCTATTAGAAAGCCCAATGGTTCCTTTATTAGGAAGGAGCGGATTTAAATTGGTGCTTATGTCAATAGACGCAACGCTTACATCATTTATATACGCGTTTCCCCATGCTTTATTAACAAGACCAATAGTTCCTTTATTGGGAACTAGTGGATTTAAATTAGTGCTTATGTCAATAGACGCAACGCTTACATCATTTATATATGCGTTTCCCCATGCTCTATTAACAAGACCAATAGTTCCTTTATTCGGAACTAGTGGATTTAAATTAGTGCTTACATCAATAGACGCAACGCTTGCATCAATTATATAAGCATTACCCCATGCTCTATTAACAAGACCAATAGTTCCTTTATTGGGAACTAGTGGATTTAAATTGGTGCTTATATCAATAGATGAAACACTTATATCATTTATATAAGCATTACCCCATGCTCTATTAACAAGACCAATAGTTCCTTTATTGGGAACTAGTGGATTTAAATTGGTGCTTATATCAATAGATGAAACACTTATATCATTTATATAAGCATTACCCCACGGTCTATTAACAAGACCAATGGTTCCTTTATTTGGAACCAGTGGATTTAAATTAACACTTATATCAATAGATGAAACACTTACATCATTTATATATGCGTTTCCCCATGCTCTATTAACAAGACCAATAGTTCCTTTATTGGGAACTAATGGATTTAAATTAACACTTATATCAATATTTGAAACGCTTACATCATTTATATATGCATTTCCCCATGTTCTATTAACAAGACCAATAGTTCCTTTATTAGGAACTAGCGGATTTAAATTAAGACTTATGTCAATTGAACTAACGCTTACATCATTTATATATGCGTTTCCCCATGCTCTATTAACAAGACCAATAGTTCCTTTATTAGGAACTAGCGGATTTAAATTAGTGCTTATATCAATAGATGCAACGCTTATATCATTTATATAAGCATTACTCCATGCTCTATTAACAAGACCAATAGTTCCTTTATTTGGAAATAATGGATTTAAATTAAGACTTATGTCAATACTAGAAACACTTACATCATTTATATAAGCATTATTCCATGTAGCCCCAATTTCACCTATAGATGGTACTATAGATGAACCGCTAATGGTAGTTGGTATAATGTTAGAACTATATATAGTATTAATATTACCAATCGCCCATCTACTGTTAGTTAGACCAATATATCCATTTCCATTATTAGTAGGATAAATACTATTTGCAGTTATAGTTGTAATATGGCCTTCGCCCCATGCTTTATCAGAAATTCCCAGACTTCCCGAGTTAGCAACTAATGGATTTAAATTGAAGGTTACATCAATAGACGACACACTTATATCTTGTATATAAGCATTGCCCCATGCTTTATTGGCAAGACCGATGCTTCCTTTATTAGGAACTAATGGATTTAAATTAGTGCTTACATCAATAGATGAAACACTTATATCTTTTATATGCGCATTGCCCCATTGTATATTAGGAAGACCGATGGTTCCCGAGTTAGGAACTAGCGGATTTAAATTGGTACTTACACTAATATTAGTCGCGCTTATATCGCGTATATAAGCATTGCCCCAATAGTTAGTAACACTTCCTAGTTTTCGCTCGGGGTTAATGTTAGGGTTAAAAAAATAAGGAATTATATCACTGGTAACTTCTAGTAAATTAATAGTAGAAGTTCCACCACCACTACCACCAGTACTAACAGGAGGATAAGGCAGACCGTTTATTGAATTAACGTTCAAATTATATACAAACATACCACTCCATTTATTTGTTAAAGAACCCAAATTAGAGAATCCATCAGATAAAGGTACTATATTACCACTTATAGTCATATTAGTCGTGCTTACATCATTTATATATGCGTTTCCCCATGGTCTACTAGTAAGACCTAATGTTCCTGAGTTAGGAACACGCGGGTTTAAATTAACACTTATATCAATTGACGCTACACTTATATCATTTATATGCGCATTGCCCCAATGTTTATTGGGAAGACCAATACTTCCTTTATTAGGAACTAGTGGATTTAAATTAACACTGATATCAATACTAGAAACACTTATATCATTTATATATGCATTGCCCCATGCTCTATTAAAAATACCGATGGTTCCTTTATTAGGAACTAGCGGATTTAAATTAACGCTTATATCAATTGAACTAACGCTTACATCATTTATATATGCGTTTCCCCAACGTCTATTAGCAATACCAATAGTTCCCTGATTAGGAACTAATGGATTTAAATTTGAGCTTACATCAATTGAATCAACACTTAAATCGCGTATATATGCGTTACCCCATGGTCTATTAGCAAGACCAATGCTTCCTGTTAAAGGTACTAAAGGATTTAAATTAACACTTACATCTATTAAACTAACGCTAAGGCTGCTTGATGTAATATTTCCACTTATACTAATATTTCCACCTGAACTAATATTTCCACTTATACTAATAGCTCCACTTGAACTAATATTTCCACTTGAAGTAATAGCTCCACTTGAAGTAATATTTCCACTTGAACTAATATTTCCACTTGAACTAATATTTCCACTTGAACTAATATTTCCACTTGAACTAATATTTCCACTTAAAATAGTTCCACTTATACATGTATCTCCTAAAACATGCAAACTATAAACACTACTTGGATCTAAACCAATACCCATTTTATTATTTACTCTGACATGTTTGTTACGAGCTTGTAATATAATATTAGAACAACTATCAATAATCATATTTTCACTTGACAAATTTTGTAAATATGTTGCTGGTATGTTATATATTATAGGAATTTGTGTACCTGTTTTTAATTTATTTAATAATGGATAAACATTAGGTATATTAATAAATGAGGATGAAGACATTTTAATATAGCAAAATATAATTTCACTCATATTAAAACATAATAGTTTTAATATCTAAGCCTTAAATAATTAGAAGCATCAACGTAAATCTCTCCACTAATTAATTGATAAGTAAGCGGAATAGCTCCAACGAGAGGCAAGTTACTTATATCACTTATAATGAGTCGTGGCGTTCTAATATATTGAGGTTTATTAGTAGCAAAATTGCTAATATCAATGGCGTATTCTGGAGCTAAAGTATTTATCCCTATTCTGTTAGCAGATGTATCTATACATATACATTGTTCCATATCATTCGTGCTTATGTCTGCTGTTACATATGAAAAAGCTCCTACAAGTGCATTAATAGAGTCGTCTGACATATTATCTAAAATAACTAAATAGCTTTTATATACATATTTTTCTTAATAATTAGTAAAATATAAAATATAAAATATAAAATATAAAATATAAAATATAAAATATAAAATATAAAATATAAAATATAAAATATAAAATATAAAATATAAAATATAAAATATAAAATATAAAATATAAAATAATTTAAAATGCTCTTTCAATAATTGTAATTCTGTTTTCTAAAATACTTATTTTATCAATTAATTCTTGTATTTGAATATTTTGTTTGTTTATGATATTAATTAAATCATAATTTGTTGTTGCATTGTTTGTTATTTCGGCAAAATTTAATACATTTTTAATAGTTTCAACATTATTATCTAATTCTTTCAAAGCTGCTAAACAATATATAAAAATAGAATTATAATTTAAGCTATATGGAGTTTGTTCATTTCCGCTAATTACACTAAATTTGAGTTCTTCAATTTGTTCAACATCTTGGGCTATTAGACCTGCTTCTATTATGTATGGCTCATTCAGTTCTCCTCTATAATGTAGTTCTTTAAAATTGCTTGTTTTCTGGTATATTTGAGGTTTTAATTGTCTAATTGCTAATAAAGCATTAACAATATTTTGTTCATTATGTTTTAATCTATCGTCAGAACGAAGAGTAATAAAACCTGTTCCTACACTATAACCTACTATTGTTGTCCCAGTTCCGGTTGTCCCTGATCCTCTAATATTTAGAGAACCATCTATCCATATATTTCCACTTGTATTTATTGAAATATCACCACCACTTATAGAAGGATAAATAACACGTACATATAAGTTTGGTGAATTTAAAGACCCATCAATTCTTACATTTCCATTAATACTTATATCGTTATTTAAAAATGGTCTAATAGATTTTACATATAAATTAGTAGTACAACTTATATCAATAGAAGTTAAATTAGTAAAATTACCACTAATACAGCTTAAAAATGACGTGCTTATATCTTGACATCTTACTGAACTAGCATCACTAATTCTACATTTACTATTAGTAGTAGTAATTCCACTATTATCAATAGTGGTAGTAATAGTTTTAAAAATAGAACTATTTATTGTGCCGCTAACATCTATTTCATAAGAAGGAGAAGTTATATTTACTCCAATTCTACTATTTTTTGTATCAATGCAAACAACTTTGTCTGTTGGACTAATAATATTATCAACTAAAGCACTAACGCTTGTTACTATTTTATTTTGTGCCGCCATGCTATATAATTATATTTAAGATAATTATATAGTATATTAAACATTATTAAAAACTATTAAACACTATTAAAAACTATTAAAAACCAAATTTTTGTTCTAATGTTTTGTTTGTTTTATTTGAATAAATTGGGTGTTGCATAGGTTTATGCATTGAACTTGCATCTTCTTTATATTTTAAATATGATACGGCTTCATTATAAACACTTGGAATACAATAATTCAAAACATGACTATTTAATTCTTCTATTTGTTTTGGTATATTTATATCTAAATTTTTTGAATATTGCAAATACATTGATCTCATAACTAATACAACTTGATCTTCAGATTGTTTATCTATTAATATACGTTGATTAGATTTGTCATAAACTCCTTTGCGAATACTATTTTGTATTAATTCTATATTGTTCTTAGAAAAATAACTATCCGATAACTTTGATCTTTCAAAATTACCAACTAAAACATTTTGATAATTAGTATTAGTATTTATAGGAATACGATCCATCATAGAAAATTGGGTTGCTATATTTGGACCCATAATATTTACTTTACCGTTATATTGGTTCATAATATGTATTATAAATAATACAATATATTATTTCTAATAATTATTTCTAATAATTATTTTTATTATATTATTATTTACGTTAAATTCATTTACTTCAATTATTAAAATAATATTTAAATAATTAAAATAATTAAATTAATATAATAATATAATAATGTTAACAACATTCAACAAAACTGTACTATTTATTTCTACAATATTATTGATAATAGGATTAGTAATTGTTGCAAATGTTATAATAACAAATAAGTCTAATGAAGAATATCCTCCGGTTGTAAGTGATTGTCCAGATTATTGGGATGTTGATTATGATAGTCAAGGAAAAAAACACTGTAAAAATAATATATTTATAAATGATGGGCTTGCAACAGCAGCTTGCCGATCATATCCACATGCACTGTTTTCTGCAAACGGGTCTTCGTTAGAAGATGTGCTTTGTGAAAAATCTAAATGGGCAAAGGATTGTAATATACATTGGGATGGAATTACAAATAATCCAAATGCATGTGTTAATACAACTATTAATACAAGTTTATTATAACTATTATAACTATTATAACTATAGTAACTATATAAAATTTTATATTTATAATATATATAAATATAAAATTTTATATGACAAATTATGCTACTAACTATTTTGACATTAGTGAAGGTATAACTGATATAAGTCAACTATATGTTCCAGCCCTTAGAGAAAACGTTCCTTGGGGTATTAATTCAACATATATTTATAAAGAAACTACTTTAGCGCCTCAATTTAATAGCGGTGTTAATAAACATTTAGTTATTGAAAATAAAATGTCGACTGGTAATATTATTTTAAAAACACAGACGTCTGGAAGAACTATAATACAAGATAAATTAGATGTTAAAGAAGTACGGTTTAATAATGTGTTGACTGCTACAACTGATTTTTTCCCATTTATGTACAATATTGGAAGTACTATTTATATAAATGGAGGATTAACAGTCAGTGGTGGAAATTTTAATTTGTTTAAAGGAGACACTGGAGAAACTAGTCAATTGAATGAGCCAACAATAATTAATCCTAGAATAAATGGTGGGTTTTTAATTAGCGGTGAAATATTTGGTGCACTAATTAGAAATTCAACAATAAGTGGTGGTTCTATTAATGGTAGTGTTATTATTGATAATTCTATAACAACAAATAAAATTCTTGATTCTAATATTACAGCAAATAAAATTGCCAATGATAATGTTACTACTATTAAAATTGCCAATGATAATGTTACTACTAATAAAATTGCGGATGAAGCAATAACAAATAGTAAAATAGCTGAGGGTACTATTGGTAGTTCTAAATATGGTTTTAAAAGTATTACTAATATTAAAATTGCTGACGGCACTATTGAATATGAAAAAATTGCTCCTGCTACTATTAGAGGAGCAAATATTGCTAATGCTACTATTAAAGGAGAAAATATTGCTCTTGCTACTATTTCAGGAGAAAATATTGCTCCTGGTTCTATTACAGGAGCTAATATTGATATTGCTACTATTAGTATAACAGGAACAAATATTGTTAATAATTCAATTAATTCAGGGCATATAATTGATGGTTCTATTTTAGGAACAGATATTTGTAATCTTACTATTACAGAAAGCAAACTTGCATCTAATTCAGTTAGTACTGTTAAAATAGTAGACAATGCAATAACGAATGCTAAAATACAAGACAATACATTATCCGGGTCTAAGATTACTGACAATACAATTAATAATTCTAAAATAGTAGACAATACAATAACTAATGCTAAAATTTTTCCTGGTACTATTACAGGAACAAGCATTGCTATTAATTCAATTAATTCAGGGCATATAATTGATGGTTCTATTTTAGGAACAGATATTTGTAATCTTACTATTACAGAAATCAAGCTTGCATCTAATTCAGTTAGTAATGCTAAAATAGTAGACAATAATATATCAGGGTCTAAGATTGCTGATAATACTATTAATAATTCTAAAATGCAAGACAATACAATTAATAATTCTAAAATACAAGACAATACAATTAATAATTCTAAACTGCAAGACAATACAATAACTAATACTAAAATACAAGACAATACAATTAATAATTCTAAACTGCTAGACAATACAATAACTAATACTAAAATACAAGACAATACAATAACTACTAATAAAATAGCAGATGCTAATGTTACATATGCCAAATTAAATAGTAATATAACAACTGTTTTAGACGCAAAAGCACCTATTGCAAATCCAACATTTACAGGAAATGTTACAGCAAACAATATTAAAATAAATGGACAAAATAATTCACTAGAATTAGGTGCTGGTGTTGGTAATAAATCAAACCAAGCAGGTCATATTGGTTACAATATAACATATAATGGAATAAATGGTTTAGATATACATGGCGCTTCAATCTATTCAGGTGGTCCAAAATTAGTTAAAATACAGAATCATTTATATATCGACCACGAGGCGGTCAGCGGGTTTAATGCTGTAGGTAGTGGTATGGTTGTTTGCTCCACTCAAGGAAGTAACGGCGAATATGTGACAAATATGAAACCACTTGGTAACACATATATAGAAATGGCTAGATATGTCTTTGATTTTAATACTAATGTACTGCATGGGAGAGGTCTAATTGGCTTTAACTATTTTAATAGTGATATAAGACAAAAAACTAATATTGCAGAACCGCTAATAAACAATGCTTGTGAATATATTAAAAAGATTGAATTTAAAAGCTTTAACTGGAAAGAAAATGTTGATATAAATAAAACAAAATGTGAATTAGGTGTTATAGCACAACAATTGGAAAGTGTTTACCCAAAATTTATAAATATAAATTACGACGAACAAGAGCCTAAAGATGAGACAAAACATAAATCTATAAATACAAATGTATTTTCTACTTTTATGATGAAAGGTATTCAAGAATTAATTTTAGAAAATATACAATTGAAAAAGGAGAATGAAGTAATGAGAAAAGATATTGAATTAATAAAACAACATTTGGGGCTTTAATCAAAAATAATTGAGTTACATTTTATGTTATTTAATTTTATGTTATTTAATAAAATTACATTTTATTTTACTAGTTTTTATATTAATTAAATATAGAAACTAGTTGGTTGTTATGTCAATAACAAATAAATTAGTAGCAAATATAAAACAAACACAAGTCGATATAAATAAGTTTACAGACACATATAATGTTATATGTATTGATACATCTAATAATCGTATTGGTATAAATACTAAAACTCCACGCTATTCTATTGATATATGTGGCACTAATAATAAAATTTTTGTAAGTAATTTAGAAGTGGCACAAAACGCTAATATTTTTTCTATAAGCGGTACTACTATAAATTGTGTTGATGGCAGCTTTACACGCAATTTAGACACAAGCTTTATTAATTTTAAAACTATTAGTGGGTCATTAATAAGAGCAACAACTATTTTAGGAATTTGCGGCGCAATAGTAGATTTAAGTGGTCATAATATTAAACTTAGTAATGAGCTGATAGCAGTTTCTATTAGCGCTGATACTATTAAGGCAAACAGTGTAAGTACTAATATTTATGATGTTGAAACAGGTTCTTTCAATGTTATTAATGTTACAAGAACTAATACAACTACTACTATTACTGGAGGAACTATAGTAGCAGTTAGTATAGTTGCAAATACTATAGATTGCAGTACTTTAACTGCAAACTTTATGCAAAGTGATAGAATAAACTGTGTGCAAACACTTTCAGCTGGAACTGTAAGCACAAATAATTTAATGTCTGCTTCAGGAGAAAAATTTTTTACACTTTCCGGTGGGCTATTCTATTTAGCTACTAGATTAGGAGATCAGAATATAAGTAATATACAAACTTTAATAACTGGCGAAGTAGCTCGCCAATCAAATACTCAAGGTCGGAGACCCCTTATTGAAGCCGACCTGGGGCTTATTGACGATTGTTGTATAAATACTTTACGAGTCACAACCTCTATTAATATTACTGGTAGTTTAATATTACCACAACAAACTTCAGGAACTTCATATAATGGTTCTTATGGAAGTTTAGCAATTAAGAAATTTGGTTTAATAAATAGTTTAACATTATTTAATAGTAATTCAAGATGGTCTAATATTTTTAGTACAACGCATTATGCAACACTCGACTTAAGTGGTACTTCTAATAACAATATAGCAACTTACAGAATAACTACGACCACTAATTCTATTAATTCTATTTTATCTAATTATAGATATATTCCAATAAAATTTAAAACTATAAATAATAGTGCAGCAAAAACACAGTTATTTTCCATTAACAGTTCAAACAAATACATAGAAATAAGTAACACTGATTTGAGTTCAGGAATTTACGAAATAAATGCTAGTGTTACGTTAAGTTATAATAATACTATAAGTGGTGACGTCGAGCCAAATGATTTTACATTTGGATTATATGATAATATAATTTTAGATTTTACTGATGCTAATATTAGTAGTACTATTGAGATTTCTTATAACTATGTAAAAAATAAAAATCTTATATTGGCATTTGATAATAGTTATAATTATTCTAGTGTATCATTACATTATATTGGTCCTTTATATTATACTCCTAATTATAGTGTTAATAATACAAGAGGACTTTGTTATTTGGTAAACTCGCAAAAAGATATTTCCAATTTTAATGTAGAATATTTTAGTTCAACTATTAAACTCCTAAATTATGACACGTAGCATCATTATTTTTTTAATTTTTATAATTTTTTATAATTTTTTATAATTTTTTATAATTTTTTATAATTTTTTATAATTTTTATAATTATTTTTGTTTTAAAATAATTATAAGAATTGTTATAGGATAAAAAAAATTTTATAGATTATAATAATCTGTAAACAAATAAACAAATAAACAAATAAACAAATAAACAAATAAACAAATAAAGTAAATTACTTAGTTTTCTTGGATTTTTTTGATTGTGTTTCAACTTTATCAGTTTTATTAGGCAATTTTAAAAAGTCATTATATGCAATTTTTAATTCTTCAAGTTCTGCTATCCACATTTCTTCTAATGTTTGCGCCTTAATAGTTTCTAACTCATATTCCTTTTGTTCATGTTCTTTCATTAATTTTTCAACATTTTCCTTGCTTACTGAATCCATTGGCATTTTAATCAAATAATTAAAGTCGCCATTTTCCCCTAAATCAAATTTTAAATTTGTTAAGATTGTAGCGATCTCTTCCTTAGACTTTTTCCTCAAGTCAATAGTATTGTCTAAATTATATTGAATAAAACGCGCTTTTGAGGTTAATGTTTTAAGTTCTTTGTCAAGCTTTACAATAATATATGCTTTGCGTTGTGCATAATAGTCATATCTAATAGCATAATAAGCATCAATAATTTCATAAACAGTTTGATATTTGCGCAATTGCTCTTTTTCATTAAATAAATGCATATTTGTAGTAGATTGAATGCAATAAAGTTTCAAATATTTTTCAATACCTTCAATATTATAGTCATGCTTTTCTAGCAACAATTTACTCATTACTCCCGGATAAAATGTAATTTCAAATTCAACATTTAAATCAGTTGACATGTCCCTAAAATCTTTAATTACTTCTTCTTTGGTTCCTGTTTTAACACTTCCTGTTCCAGTGTTATTATTGAGTCGCTGTTCTAAAAATTCCTTATAGTCTTGCGTCCATGTTCCAATAGGAAGCTCAGTAACGCGAATTTTATCATTACCGAGTATTTCATAGCACCCTTTAATAACATATTTAGTAGCTTGGTCGTCACATGGATAAATATTCCCTTTAAATCCTTGATAATAGGGGTCAATTAATAATGTCTCAATATTTGCATTCTTAAGTTTGCCCACTAAATAATCAATAATTTGAATAGGATTATAACACATAATATCTGTGCTAAATCCTGTTCCAATTCCTTTTGCACCATTTACAAGGACTATTGGAATGATTGGAACATAATAAATTGGTTCAACATACACTCCATCATCTTCGTTATATTTAAGAACATAATCATCTAATTCGGGAAATAGTTTCCTAGTAATTGGATTCAAATATGTATAAATATACCTTTCGGATGCTGCATCCCTACCCGCACCCATTAAACGTGTTCCAAACTGACCACATGGCATAAATAAATTAATGTTGTTTGAACCAACATAATTTTGTGCCAATCCAATAATAGCACCATTTAAGCTGGCTTCACCGTGATGATAACAAGAATGTTCCGAAACGTAACCACTAAATTGTGCTACTTTCATTTCCGAAGTTAAATTTTTCTTGAATGCGGCAAACAAGATTTTTCGCAAACTGATTTTTAGTCCATCACATATATTTGGAATTGAACGATCATTATCGTATTTTGAAAAATGTATCATGTCATTATTAATAAATTCTTCATATGTTACTTCTTGGTTAGAAGTATTTAAATACACATGTCGGTCATAATGTGAAAGCCAATTTTTGCGATCATCTGCACGTTTTTTATTAAATACCATATCAATTGTTTGTCTTGAAGTTTCAGTACTCTTAAAATTTACAATCTTTTTCTTTGTAAAGTATTCTTTGAATTCTTTGCTTGTACTTGTACCCAAACCCTTATAATATTTAATAGACCACTTATTACTATCTTGCAGACCACTCTCTTTCCAATTCATATATTCACCATTATTATAAAATTCAAGTGTTTCTTTGCCTTTTGTTGCCTTTAAAATAGGAGTATTCATGTACCCAATAAAATTGGGTATTTGAATTAGTGACTTCCATTCACTATCAATCATATTAATACCAAGACCTTTAATATGGCTTCCATCTAAATCTTGATCTGTCATAAATAATAATTTTCCATAGCGTAATTTAGTCTTAACATCATCAATAGAATACTCTTTACCGTGTTCTAAACCAAGAATTTGCTTAATTTCATTAATTTCTTTATTTTCCGAAATTTTGCTAATGTTTTCACCGCGAATATTAAACATTTTACCTTTCATAGGATAAACGCCAATAATATTGCGGTCTTCGCGAGATAGTCCAGAAATAATACCTGATTTTGCTGAATCTCCTTCGCATAAGATTAATATGCATTCATTAGATTTAGCTGTTCCTGCATAATTTGCATCTACAAGTTTAGGAATATTACGAATAGTTTTACACTTTGTTCCATCTGTTTTTTTGGCCGCTTTATTTTCTTTTACTTCCGTTAAACTACAAGCAACCGACATAACACCCATTTTTGCCAGTTTTTCAATAAACTTTGAGCTAACTTCGCAAGACGAACCAAAATTTGAAATGGCAGTGTTTAAATAGTCTTTTGTCTGGCTATCAAATGCAGGATTTTCAATGGTGCAATTTACAAATATCATAAGTTGTTCTTTAATCGATGCGGGTTTAACTTCAATGTGTTTTTTTTCTTTAATATAAAGTGTTAGTTTTTTTACTAATTGTCCAACAATATATTCCACGTGCTTTCCACCCTTAGAGGTATGAATACCATTTACAAAACTGACTTGTGTAAATTCTTCATTTGGGGCTAGGCAAACAGTATATTCCCATCGTTCATTTGCTTTCTCGTACAAACGTATATGTTCGCTTTTGCAACCAATATAAAGATTGGCATAACTTTCAAAATCTTTGACATCTGGATCTAGTTTAAGCGTGTTATACTTGACTTTAACAGATTTATCCGTAACAGCAGCAATATCAAAAATTCGCCGAATTAATAATGCTTTAAAATCACTGTCAAAATTGCCTTCTGTTAAACCAAGTCGTTTAAAATCTGGCTTAAAACTAACAGTTGTATAAGGTTTGCCTTTACATTTAGTGATTGTTGGTTTTTCAATAATATCTAAATTATTTTTGAATTCTTGAACATATTTTTGACCAGTTTTAGCATCTAGTGTTTCAATTTTGCCCCACGTCGACCATATTAAAACTAATTTGAATCCAAATCCGTTTTTTCCTCCAACTACTTTTTTCTCGGTTTTATCATAATTAGTAGAAGTCCTCATATGTGCAAAAATTAGTTCTGGAATCCATACACCATATTCAGAATGAATGGAAACATCAATACCATTACCGTCATTTGTTAATGTAATAATTCCGTCATCGCCAATAGTGATTGCTATGTTTGTTACCGGATAATTTACTTCATTAGGCTGACTAGTAGCAATTAATTGTTCCATTCTTAGCACATGATCACGACAATTAACAATAGCTTCGTCAAATAGTTTATATAGTCCCGGAATGAAACTAATATTTTTTTCTACAATTTTCTTATTTACTTCATCGTAAATATACATATTTGACATTATTTGTTCAATAGAACCAATATAAGTATCTGGATTGTCTAATACATGCTCTTTGTCTGTTTTTTTTTGATATTTTTTATCTATATTTGCGTTAGATGTCATAATGCAGTAATAATAATATTATTAGTAATAAATACTATTTATATGCTTTATCAATTTTATTTATTAAAATTGTAGCATTTATAGCATTTATAGCATTTATAGCATTTATAGCATTTATAGCATTTATAGCATTTATAGCATTTATAGCATTTATAGCATTTATAGCATTTATAGCATTTATAGAATTATTTACGATATATTAGATTAATTTTTTTTAATACTATATACAAATACTAATAATGTCTACTTGCTTTCCATTAAATAGTAGTTATAGTGAAATTAGTAATAATAAATATATTTTCAATAATAATTATACTACTAATATTTCATATGGATTATATGATACTTCAAATAATCTAAACTATATTATTAGAAATGTTAGTAAAAAGTATCCACTAACATTTTATGATAGTTCTGTTAATAGTCTTAATAGTAGTGTATCAAATATAGTAACGTTTGAGCCTTTAAATAAAAATGTACCCATAATAATTTATGTATCAAAAGGACAAGATTATAGTTTTAATAATAATGACTTTTTTAGATTTTATGACAGCTCATTTCAGCTTTTAAATATTAACCATTCAAGAAAAATAACATATGACAGTTCGCTAACTGATGTGCATAGTAATTTTTATTTTATGAATAAACAGCGCTACAAATTTATTGCAACAACTGATTTTTGCTCTAATCAACCTTTTAGAATTTATGGAAATTCACCATTAGCTATTGATAATAGTCTAAATCAGGTTGGTACTAGTTTTGAAATTACTATACCATACAATGCTGATAATAGCATTAATAAACTGTTTTATACTGATATTGACACAAACAACACAAATGATGTTTGTGGTAATTTATTCATTTTGAGAGATGCTAGCTATAGTTATTATTATGGTGATATAAGTTTTTCAATTACTAATTATAGAGATGTAAGTAGAACTTACATATCACTAAAATCTTATAATTTTGGCTATTCAACAATTTCCGGTTATGGAAATATTTCTATTAGTAATAATAATCTATTTAATTATTCAGATTCTTGTCGCTATATTACTCTAGGATATACAATAGCTTCTTATGAGTTGTTAAATAAAATTAGTGCAATTGATTTATCTATTGTTAATACTAGTTTAAAGATTGGTTTTAATAAAAATAGACATTTAAGCAATTCAACTTTTAATTATGATTTAAGCTATGGACTAACAATTAAAGATTATATTATTATTGATATATCTAAAAATTATCCATTAAGATTACTCAACAGAGAGAGCAGCAATAACATTTACATAGATGAGACATATCAAGTTAATAGATTGGGAATTGACAATTATAGTATTAATGGTATTAATACAAAATTTTATTATGGCTCTCTAAAAATAAAAGTTGTTAGTGCTTTTACATTACCAGTAAACGTGCAATTTCTGTCAATTTCAAATAATAATATAGATTCTTCGTATATAGCAACATTTATATATGATATTTCTAGTGCGCCATCAGTACAAAACCATATTGTGTATGATTTTTCAAACAATTCAAGGTCTTATTATGATTTTTCTAATACTAATTTACAACTAAGAAATCAATATGGTATTTTATACAATGAAAATAGTTATAGTGATGCAAGTAATATATTCAAATTAAATTTGAATACTGACTACACAGAGCTGTCTTATTATTCTAGAGACAAATTGTCTCATGTGTTAACACAATTTGTTTCAATAACACCATCAATAGATTTAATTAATAATGAATTAAGTAACAATTTTATAAACAAACCTTTTTATATTTACTATAATGTTATAGATTATGAAAATAATTCTATTCAAAACATTAGAATAATAAATCTTAATGCGGGTCCTATTATTGAAATAAGTAATAATTATAATAATAATAGCTTTAATAATAGTATTTTTAATTTTAATATTAACACCAATTCTAATGCTTCTAGTTATAATTTTTATGATGACATTAAAGTTTATATTTATGATAAAAGTAAAAATAAAATTTTTATTCCTTTTGAAATAACACTTAGTGGGAGTTATATTAGCAATACAAATACAAGAAGTCGTAGTATAATTAGTAAAGTTTATAATTATGATACAACATTAAATAATAGACAAAATAATATACAAAATAACTATTATTCAACATTTAACACTAATATTAACTTTGTGACCGACTTAAATATGATCGAGCTTACAAATATAGATTTTTCATCTATTACTACTAATAATATTAATACTAGTTTACTTAATACAATTGATACAATTAATACAATTACTTCTGTTAAACTTATTTCATATTACAATAATAGTGTGCCAATAAATATAACTGATTCTAGTAAAAATTTTATTAATAAAATCATATTTAAAAAGTCCGGTATTATAACCGGATTTGTAATAAATAATAGTTTTGATGCTTCTTTTATAATCTATAATTTTAATTTATACACATCTGGAACTTATAAAATAGATGTTTCACTGGGTCTAAATCCTACTAAGTTTTTTTTTTACGCATATGACACTTCGTTGAATACAATTAGTATAAGTGGCAATTTTGTTAAACCTAAATTTTTCATAGAACCACTAAGCGGAAGCACCGCCTCTACACAATATATTGATTTATCATATATTGGCAATTATGATTTGGCTATTACTACAAAAAGTTTAAACACTAATGATTATTATTGGAAGACATATGGTTCTAAATTTTTTGATGTGTCTATACAAAATATTACAAAAACATATACTATAAGAGTAGGAGATACATCATCACCTAGTTTAACTTTTTACGATATTAGTGGTAGAATATTAACAAATCTTAACTATTTTAAATTATTGTTTCCTATAACAAGAACATTTAATTTATTGGAAGATATATGTTTTGCTAGATTGTCTAATTTCATTACTAGAAGCAATGAATACGTAGAAAACAAACCTGTATTATTATATGATGATAATTCTATATATGATTTATGTAAAAATGATTTAAGTTATAGTTATACTACATCCCCCAATATAACTTTTCGTTCTATTCCAAATGACCTTAGTATAAATAATTCTAGTATTAGTGATGCCAGTTGTATTATAAATTATAGGCTACGAGATTTGTGCTACAATTATTCGACAGGTATTTCATTAGAATTAAACTTTATAAATATACCAGATATTAGATTGACTGGACAATCTATAGTAACACTTAATTATGTTAATAATCTAAGTTATAGTGACACGGGATTAACATTTATTACTCCTCCTTCAATTTACACTCCTACTTATATTTATAGTAAAACTACTTTAGTTACTTATTTAACTGAAGTCAGTAATCTTATAATTAATACTTCAACATACAGTATAACTGGAACTAGCGATATATGTTTTTCTAGGCTTGGAAATTATTATTTTAAATATACTATTCTAAAAACTGGTTCTCCTAACATAGTAAGTCTGCTACGTTTGATTAAAATAGTAGATACTTCAAGTCCGACTATTAATTTTCCAACTATAGATTTTACTATTGATGGTTCATTTGGTAAAGGTCGTCTACCAACCAATTATACTAGTATAAAAAATATTCGGAATAATAACTATTCAATTGATAATAGTGCTACTAAATATATTGATTTAAGTTTTACTGTAAATACATATTTTGATGATTTAAGCAGTGTATTATACAATTTTGATTTATGTGATAATTATTTTAATACTAGTGATTTGTCATTTACATTAAGTGTATTTAATAATAGCACTAGTTTTGTTTTTTCAGATATTAGTAATTATTGTGACACTAGTGGACGGTTAAATAAAGTAACCTATCCATTTCGCAATGATATTAGCAATATCAATTATTTAATTCCAATAACGTTTAAATATACTTTAATAGATGGGTGCAACAATAGTTTTGTATTTAATAGAATAGTAAACATAAGAGATGACACTGACCCTTCTATTAATTTTAATTTTACTAATTGTTATAATAACATAAACTATAATTATAGAGATTATAGCTATGTTCAATTTACTAATTCTAATATAGATTTTTCATATGTAGCGTTTAATTATACAAAACCACAAACTGACTATTATAAATTCGATTTTAATGCAGAAATTAATTCAATAATACGCGATTATACTATTAGTGATAATTTTGGAACTATTGAAAAAACTCCTAAAAATGTAACTATAACAGTACGTGATTCTAGTTTGCTTCCAAATGATAATAAAATAATAAACATAGATAGTCCAACAAATGATAATTCTATTAATGCACTTTTTTCAAAAATAAATACTAGTTTTAAGCTGTACTATGACATAAGTGATAACCAAAATAACCATACACAAGTTATAAGAAACGTTAATATTGTGGATGCTATTGGCGATCCAAGTAATAATTTTGATTTTAGTTATAAAGGTGCTATTAATCCATTAAATATTAGTTTTGGCGTTACAAGCTTAACTATGAAAGAAGGTATAGATATTTCTGTAAATCATTTTCGTCTTACTAATAGTGATATAAGCTATGATATAAGTTATAGATTTGTTAATATTAATAATACTCCAAGTCTTTATATTAATTCAATAAGCGGAAACGGTATGTATGATCCATCTGCGCTAATATATAATTTGGGTCCATTTAATTCATTAGGACTACAAGCCCGTGAGTTTAGTCATAATATTCTATATTATCCGATTAGATCAAATAGGTCAACCACAAATATTACTAATTATAAAATTTTAACTGTAATACTAAAAAATGTTGGTCCTATTATATCTTTCGGTGCAAGCAACGAAATAATTCAACAAAGTTACACTCAAATAAGTGATTCTGCTTTTATTTTTGGTGTTACAAGTTTTAGCAAATATGATGAGTTTTATTACTATCGTTACAAACAAACTATAAGCTATAGTGGAACAAATTTCAAAGTTATTTTAGACAGCTCATTGAATGTAAACGACCCATCTAGTGGAACTTATAAAATAATTTATTACTCAAAGGATAGCAATAATGTAGATATTAGTAGCATTCGCACATTAATAGTTAGGGATAGTCAAGCACCAATTATTAGAACTATTTGCGGAGATAATATATATGAAACATCAAACAATGTTTGGACGTTAGACATGGACTCTGTATATATTGAATATGGTGCTTTAGTTTATGATAGTGCTACAAAAAAGTCCAGCTATTTTAATAATCAAACTTCTTCAAGTACAACACTAGAGATTAGTGGTAGTTTATATAATCCATACAAACTAATTGATGGAATCAAGTATTCTATTAGTTATAGAAAAATAACACCAACTACAATTGAGACAATAAGTTATAATTTAATTAGTACCGCAAATCCAGATATTTGTTATCAAGTAATATACAGTATTTATGATTTATGTGACAATGAAATAAGCACTAATAGAATACTAAGTATACTTAGAAATTATCGTCCTTTACTTTATCCATATATTGAAATAGATATAACCACACTACAATCTAGTTCAAAATATTATTATTATTTATTAAAAGACTTGAGTAATATTGACATCTCTTTAACAAGAGTAAATAAATTTATTCCAAGTAATGGCATTCTAGATATTAGTTATGACTTAAGTTTGTCATTTGTTAATAACAACACTAAAATTATTACTTGCGAAGCTATAAAGCCGATTGTTTTTAATAAAATAATGAACTCAAATTATATACGATTTAGGTTACATGCAAAATCATATGATCGTTCTAGAAATTCATATGATACTAGTATTAATCCAACTATTAGTACTTATGTTGATTATTCTATAAATAGTCTAAAAGTTTTCAATTCTACAATAGATTATCAAGTAATAACTTTCTATGCTATTGATAATTGTCAAAATATATTAACTCAACAACAAAATAGTGTTACTTTTTATTTAAAAATTATTCATACAAAGCCTTATAAAGTAAAAAAATTAATTAATATAAATTTTACTGATCCAAACAGGCTTGAATATCCTCTATTGTCTAGCTTAGCAATTAGTAGATTAATTTCTGATATTAATTATTTTGATAGTTATGAAAACAGTTATTTAAATTATATAAATTATTATAAAAAAGTACGCGCACTTAATTCTGATACTTCAAACATAGTTTTGATAGACCCCGGAATAAATATTGATGATATTGTAGATGGAAGTGTAAATTATATTAATGGACTATTTGAACCTAGTAATAATACTTATGTTGTTAGTGATATTAGCCTTACATATTTTAAAGCGCCTTCATATATTGATGTATCCAATGTTTTAACACTTTCTGGAGAATACATTCAAAACTATAATATAAAAGATAAAATAGGCAATATTCTTGATGTTTCAAGAATAATTATTGTTAAATCATTTAAACCTGTTATAAGATTAAATTACCAAAAAGACTACAATGGTAATGACTATGTAAGCTATTTGTCTCAAAAATATGAAAAATATATAGAAAAAAATGGGTATGTGAGAGATTTTAGTGACATTGATATTTGTTTTACTAAAGTTAATATTGATTATACTAATTTAAATGAAAACAATGATGGTTCATATATAGTGGTCTATAGCGTAACAAATAGTTCTAATATTCAAGGTACAGCAAAAAGAAATGTTGAAGTATATAGTCCTATTGTATTAGAAAAAAACGTTGAAATTAACTTTGTAAATTTGCTAACAAATACGTCAAATTTTAATAGCAATTCAAAATTTAGTTTAGGCAATGGTATATACAAGTTTGACGTTTCCACAAATTATGCTTTTAAATTAGTAACGCGTGATTTTGATAGTAGCATGACAATATATGATGTAAGTAATTTAATAAATCTAACAAGCGATACTTCGCATATTGTAAACGGTGAAACATACTATTATGGAAGCAATGTTATTTTAACAATAAGTGGCAATTTTGAGAGATGTTCGCTCAAATTTTATCCTAATACTAGTAGTGCAATTGCAAATCCATTTAAAAGTTATTTAAAAAACAATGAGTTTCGCTATTTTTTTATATATGATAATGCAAATTATTTCATAAATTTACAAAGCTATTATAATAATTTGAGAGATGTTACCAATGTTATTGATAGTTCTAATTCATTTATAGTGGATGTGAGTAATTTGAATAAAACTGTTTCAAGTTTGCCCCCCTTTTTTACTATAAATGGTTTAAAACAAGATTTACACTTAACATATGGTGTTTATAGATTTCAACAAACCACATTTAAAAATTTTTATAATGCAATCAAATTTTCTATTACACCCGACGGAACACATAATGGTGGAATAGAATATACTAAAACAGTTTTTACACAAAATTTGCCAGGTGTATCAAGACCGTTGTTATCAAGCTATAATACTTCTAGTATATATACTCAAATTAGCATTAACGCAACTACACCTACAATATTATATTATTATTCTGAAAAGTTTAAAAACATGGGAGGCAAAATTGTTGTTAAAAACAATATTGTATTTTTAAAAAATGTGACCATTTTAAATAGTTTTATTCTTACCAATCAGACTAGAATATTATTTAATGATTCTGGTAATTTTTTAAATATAAGTAATGAAATAATGAAAAACAGAGTCGTCTTAAATCAACGTTTTGATGCTTCTGCAAATAGTGTAACTGTAAACACCATTAGCAATATAAATATATGTTGTGTCACACAACAAAATCTACGATATAATATATTGTATGACTTAAATCAACATCCAAATAGATTGGTTTTTCAAAAATATAATGAAATGTCTAATAATAATATTAAAATTGGCGCCAGCCCCTATTATTTATTGGATGTATCAAATAATAATTCAAGTTTTAATGCTAACTATAATAGTTATATTACATATTTTAATAGCATTTATGAATCATCTTTTGCTCTTATAAAAAACCCAAGTTTAAGTGATTATGATAGAAGTTTGAAAAATGTATTTTACAACAGTGCTATTTATAATAGCACTTACACTATTAATACAAATAGTAATACAAGCATTACTAGTGCTAACGGTGAAACCAGTGTTAATCTACTAAATAATGAAATATTTAATTATATTAATTTTTTTAAAAGAAACAATGTTATACCATCAAAAGTGTTGGTAAAAGATTTTAGTTATAGTATTAGTGAATTTTTATTTGCTAGACCAAGTGCATTACTAAATTTGGGCTCTTCAAATATTTATAATTATAGTTCTACAAACACTTCTTATTTATTAGCACCACGAATAAAAGCAACAAACATTATTGATAATTATGTTATGTTTGCGTTAGATGTAGACTATGCTAATTTACACTTTCAAAATTTTGAAGTTCTATTATATAGTTCACGCTTTACATCTTTTCCAAATCCATTAACTTCTATTAGCATGGACAGGTTATTTTTTTATAATGGCTCGCTTGTTATTGCAAATAATATGTTATATTCTAATGATGTAAGTGGATTTTATGATGGTTCAAGCATTTTTAATAAAATTTATCCAAATGTGAATGAAACTGAAAATGAAACTGAAAATGAAACTTTGACCAATAGAGAGACTACTATTCAAAATATGATTTTCTTGAATATAATAGACGCCAGTTTAACTAGCTCTATTTGTGGTTTAACAAAGCAAAATATATATAATAATATGTATTTAGATGAAAGCAACAATTTTATTTTTCACAAATATAATGAGCATACTATTGTAAATTATCAAGTTAACGATTCCAATCTAACATTGGCAAAAACATTGAGAGAAAACTCTAATAATGACTACTATTTATTAGATGTATGTTCAAATAGTTTTTACAATAGTTTTAATAATGATGGATTAACAGTTGACGCATTAGAAAGTTTAGTATATAATACAAACTATAGTATAGCAATATCATATAAAATATATGATGAAGTGGATGTAAGCATCAATTTTAATATGTTGGCTTCACTCTACATCTTACCAATGTATCTTAATAATATTCCAATATATAGAAGAATAAATAATGTTTATAGCACAGAGTACAACTATAATACTGGCTCATATATTATAACTAATGATGGAATTATTAGTAATGTAAGTATTAATGCTATTAGTAGTTCTATATATGGAAACTATAACACTAGCTCCTCTAACTATAGCTCCTCTAATTCTAACTCAAAGACAATACTAAATGGTTTACACAGCAACAGTTACTTGATTGATTTAAATGACTATTTTGATGTTAATCTAGTTGCTAATCGTTTTCAATCAGCATCAACAGATTTTACCACAAACAATATTAATCCAAAAAATTTGATTTATACACTAGTTGATTTAAGTTATATTAACAAATTTTCTTTAATAAATAGCGAGACATCTTATAACATTGTTTATGATAAAGTGAACATAACAATATTAAATAACATGCAAATAAAAGTGTTTTGCTTACATTTTAAATTTGTCTACTTGTTTACTATTTTAAATAGAATATGGAATAAAAGATATGGTCCAGCAAGTATTCCTTATAATATGACTGATAATATACAAATATATTCAGATTTTTATAAAGATTATAATTTTACAAATACTTCGTTTAATAGTACTTTAAACACTTCAGGTATAACTCTTTTATATAGAGAGCTAATAGATAGCACAATAGGCTATCTAACTATTTACAATGATTTAATTGCAAATTTTGATTTATATATAAAAATTGTAATTGTCATAAATCCAATTTACAGTACTTATAAATTTAACACAACTATATTAGATCAATTAGTGGAAGACATTAATAAACTTGTAGAAAATGTTGATACTATTATTTTAAGTGAAGTAAGCAAGTTGCAAGCTAGTTTGTTATTGTCGGATACAACTATTTTTAGTGAGTATAATGATATAAATAATATAGAATATACTTTGTCCAGTTTTTTTATGTTATATAATATAAGTCAAATAAGTATTTCTAGGTGGAATCCAACTTTTAATGCTGATTTTAATATTAAGGTAGTTAATTATCCTATTTTTACCAACATGTTTGATATAACTAATTTAAATCCAACCATCTTTTTGACTAATTTTAAATATAACTTGAATTCTCTAATTGAATATTTTAATGAAGTAATTACTGAAAACAGCAACGGAGGATTACAAGTATCAATTAATAATAATAGTAATATAGATTTGCAATTAGCTAGTGTGACCAATTTTACCCAATTTATTGAAAAAATTAACTCACTTTTAAATCACTTAGCTCCGTTAATATATAACTATAATGCATTTGAAGTAGATTCAAACAATATTAGGTATATTAATAATAATTTTGAACTCACAGGTTCGAAAATATTAATAAATAGTAATTTATCGAATAACATTAATATTAAGTTTAATATACAATATAAGTCTTACTTTTTTAGCTATATTGACATTTCAACTATTGATTTAGATATTATTATACCAGATTTAACTCCTCCAACATTAACATTTAAAAATAATGATTTTAGTTTTAATCAAAATGACATGATTGATAGCTCTATTAATAGTGTAATCACAAACTTAATACGTGATGTAAGTTATATTGATATAAATCAAAGTTACGATTTAAGTATTAATAATACTTATTATAGTTATTATACAGACGTAACAAACGTCATTTCCTCTAATAATATACAAAATGCTTTAGTTTCTGTTGACCTGCCGTCAACGAATTTGGACTTTGGAACAAATATATCACTGTTTATTGATATTTTGTACACTGTAAAAGATAATGCAAATAATATTAATACTATTATTCGTAAATTAATTATTAATAAGTCTGACGATGGTCCGAAATTTTATTATTTTAATAATAGAAGTGTTTATGAAAAATTAAGCAGACTAAATCCTGCACATAAACTTACAATAGATGAAAATATAAATATTGAGAAATTTAAAGCTGAACTTACAAATTTTATAGTAATAATTGACCCACGATTGGCATTATCCGCTAGTTATTTGACTAGTACATCTATTGATGTCGGTGAATTTAATTCTTTTTATAGTAGGTCAGTAGTAGATATTAGTGCTATTAACATTTTTGATTTGTCAAATAGCACTATTAAATATGCTAGTTATGATGTAACTAATAACAAATTTATAAATTCTAGTGGACAAGAATTGGCTAATAGCAGCAATATTATTTTAAAGGCTGGAAGTTATAATTTGATTTATATAAGCAAAAAGAGTTCAATAACAAATCGTAGTAATAGTGAAAGCAGAATATTAACAATAAAAGAAATTATAGAAAAAAAACAAACACCAATACATTGCTGTTATCCTTTTGTTGAATATAAACCAATACAAGATAATTATAAATTGGGTTCTCAAAACTCAACTGTTATGAAACGTGCGAAATTTATTATTAATAAAAATAGGTAAAATATAATATTTAAAAAAGGATTTAAAGCGTTGAAAATAATATTTAAAATTGATAATTTTAATTCTTATTATTAATACTATTAATAATAAGAATATTAATAAAACTATTATGAATTTTTCTAAGAATGAAATTAAAGTATATAATAATAGCGAACTAATATTATATCAACAAGTTAATTTAGAATTATTGCTTTCTGAGTTAGCAGAAATTAAAAGTTTATTAACTTTATTTTATAAACATGAAACGCAATCCAAATTGCATAGCAAACAAAAATTATATGAAAAATACGAGACAAAATTAACAGAAAAAATTAATAATATTAAACGATTAGTGAAAAACACCAAAATTAGGTTAAATAATAATATTAATAAATGTATGGATAAGGCTAAATAAGGCTAAATAAGGCTAAATAAGGCTAAATAAGGCTAAATAAGGCTAAATAAGGCTAAATAAGGCTAAATAAGGCTAAATAAGACCAAAATTTATATATAATACTCTATATCATTGGTTCAAGACTATCTATATTAAAAAGTGCGCTAGTATTATTTATATTTTTTTTGGCAATTTGATATTTTTCAAATAATTGATTTTTCAATACATTTTGAGGAGTGTGTTTATGTACTATGCGAGCTATCATTTTATATAACTTGAAGTCTGGATATCTCTCTGTACCGTCGTTTTTATACAATATATTTTTGTTTTTATCATCATAAACCCATTCAATTATTATTTTTTTAATAGAAGATTTTAACTTCTTTACATTTTCTAAATCTTCAATAAAATAATCAAACAAACTACAACCCAATCTACATAAGTCAAAGCTATAATTGGGGTCAATGCGAGCCTTGTTTTCATTAAAATAGGGTTCACAATTATATTGTGTACTTGCATCACCGTCTTCAGAATAACTATCACTACATATAAATTTATTTTTGAATTTATAAATTGCTCTACCAAAGTCGATTATTTTGTATATTTTACCAAATGTTGGTACTTTATAATGAATGTTATTGTATTTATAATATAAATATTTTTTTTCTGTAAATATATAGACTATGTTATTAGTATGTAAATCATTATGAGTAAAATGAAATACTTTTTGATATGTTATTAGTGTAAATAATATTTGTAAAACTATAGATTCCCATTCTGCATCGTTTATTTTTTTACTTAAAATATATGAATCCAGCGTATCTTGGCAACATTCTAATACAATCATTTTAACTGGAAATTGTTTAATGATGCAATTAACTTCGTCACACTCAGAACTATTTGTAGTGTTTGTATCGCTATTAGTGCTATTACTATTTGAAGATAATGTTTCATTACTATTACTATTAGTTTTACTGCTTGAACGTGTATTAGATGATCTTGATGAGCAAGTTAAACCAGAATTATTTGTTTCATTTACACTTGTATTAATATTACTTGATTTATGTGAATGTTTTTCTATAATATTGAGATTTTCATATGTTAAATTGCAATCATTTAATAGTTTGTCTTCTTTATCTTCTACATCTTCTACATCTTCTACATCTTCTACATGTTCAACGCTTTCATCAATATTAATACTTTCGTCGATGTTAATACTTTCGTCAATGTTAATACTTTCATCAATGTTAATGCTTTCGTTTGTCTTCTTTAAATCTAAAGATTTAACATTTTGTTCTAATATTTCATCTTTGTCAATAATACATATGTCTAACGCTTCTTCAGTTATAGGATTAGATATGTTTAATAATAATGTTTTCTTATTTTTTTTTGTATTATTAAAAAAAAATCTAACTTTTTCATTTTCTTCTAAAAAGAAGAGAGAATTTCTATGGTTATGAAAATGATCAGATTCAGCTAAATATTCAATATCTTCTGACACATCTAATTTATATTTGTTTTTTACTCCTAAAAATCCACCATAATAATCTAGTCCGTTATAAAAATTGTGATAATTTAGTAAACAACTAGATAAAAATGAAAAAAATCCATCGATGTATGCAGAATTATTTGGATCAAAAATCTTTTTATATTTTATGCTATAGTCTTCGCCATTATTCTCTATTGTCTTAGATTTGGTTTCATTATATTGGGGTAATTTTAATATATTATAACTATCATCATATTTTCCAAGCATGTATTTAATTGGATCAATTAGAGGACTAAATTTAACATAAATTCTTTTATAAAATTTATTATTACAACTATCTAACACTGTTCCTAAAAATTTATTATAACTTTCTTTTTCCAAAATATTTTCGAGTTTATATTTGTTATTTAAATTTATTGAATTGTAATTAGTGTTATTTAAATCAAAATAATGATCATATAATGGTATATAATTTTGAATACTCTCTAAATCTAAATATTCTTCTTTATTAATTGTTTCAAAGAGTTGTTTGTTATTATTTTTTCTGTAATTAATTTCCATATAATTAATTAATTATAATAATTTTTTTAATATATAACACAATAAGTATATTTATTGGAATTAATATACTTATTATAATTAATTAGAATTAATATACTTATTAGTTTAAATATAAGTATATTAAATATACTTATAAAATAAGTATTTAGTAATGACATTAGAATTAAAAAAATTTGAAATAAAGTCTATTAGTTTTAGGCCAGATGAAAATAAAGGTCCTGTAATAGTATTAATTGGGCGACGTGATACTGGAAAATCTTATTTAGTGCGCGATTTACTTTATTATCACCAAGATATACCAATAGGAACAGTTATTAGTGGTACTGAGGCGGGTAATGGTTTTTATGCAGAACATGTTCCTAAACTATTTATTCATGATGAATATAATACAGCAATTATAGAAAATATTTTAAAGCGGCAAAAAACAGTATTAAAACAAATAAAAAAAGAAGTAGAGGTGTATAAAAAATCTAATATTGACCCTCGTGCATTTGTCATTTTGGATGATTGTTTGTATGATGGTAGTTGGACTAAAGATAAAATGATGAGATTATTGTTTATGAATGGGCGTCACTGGAAGATCATGTTGGTCATCACAATGCAATATCCTTTGGGTATTCCCCCCAATTTGCGCACGAATATTGATTATGTTTTTATATTGCGCGAGCCATACATAGCAAACCGACGGCGTATTTATGAGAATTATGCTGGTATGTTTCCTACATTTGAGAGTTTTTGCCAAGTAATGGATCAATGTACTGAAAATTATGAATGTTTAGTAATTAACAATAATGCTAAATCAAATAAGTTGCATGACCAAATTTTTTGGTATAAAGCTGATCACCATAAAACATTCAAATTGGGGTCAAAAGAGTTTTGGGAAATTAGTAAAAATTTAGACTCAGATAATGAAGAAGAAATGTATGATCCAAACATAAGAGATAAGAAAAAAGGTCCCAAAATTAATGTGCGGAAAACTAAATGGTAATGTTTTTTAGTTTTTTAGTTTTTTAGTTTTTTAGTTTAATTAATTTATTATTATATATAAATGTATAATAGTGGTTGGAGAGTTGGGCTCCCTGGTTACCGACAAACTCAGGTTACCATAGATCGAAAATATGATAGAATTACAGGAAGGGAGCTTACACAATATGAAGCTGAATGTGCCGAACGTATCAGAAGTTTGGAAGAAAATATCACGCAATTAAGGCAAGAGCTTACTATTTTAAATGAGCGAGTTGTGGAAGCCGAGAGCATTGTCAGCGAAATAAGGCGGGCTTCGTCTTCATCTCATACTAACAATCCATATCCAAAAACAAAAACTACTTTAAAATCTCTTAATACAGAGCTTGCTAATTTTTGTGCTTTCTATAAATTAAAAATTGACTTTCCAAATGAATTTTTATGTCCTATTACGCGAGAAATTATGATTGATCCAGTTACAACCTCATGAGGACATACATATGAATGGAGTGCTATTGCAGAATGGTTTAAAAAAGGAAATAATAAAGACCCAGCAACAAATAAGGTATTAAATAATAACATATTGTATCCAAACCACGCACTTCGCTCATTAATCGGCAATTTTATTCCTACTTGTAAGCTTATTATAACAGAGCTTCGTAAAAAAGAAGGTCTTAAAAAAACACAAGGGTCTATAAGAATGCGTTCCGCACCGGCAGAATACGGCACACGTTCAAGGTTATCTACTAAAACCAGAACAAAATCCAAATCTAAAGCCAAATCTAAAGCCAAGTCCAAAGCTAAAGCCCGTTCCAAATCTATAACATCATCTAGAGCTGATATGCCATCTTCATCAAGCTTCATTCAAGAACTTGACGCGCGATGAAAAAAAATCTAAAAAATAGATTCAAGTAAACTACTTTAATAAATAATGCCTTCTATTACGTTACAGCACATTAAATATAAAAAAACCACATATTATTATATGTGGGCAACTTATAATTATGCTAATTTTCCAACTGTTTATGTAACTATTAGTGGGTCAATTGAGAGTCCAAACGATTTTACACACTTTATAGAACAATGGCTACAATTATTTAAGAATGGTACAGACTATAATTTATATTTCAATACTGTTAATTGCGGTTACATAAATATAAAATATGCTATTTTAATGGCATATAAGATTAGACAATTTAAAAAAAACAAATATAGCAATTTACAATTTAGCAAAATTTTAGTTGCAAACAAATCAATATTAATTTTATTGCGTCTAATTTTTTATATTGAGACACCATTGGCTCCTGTTGAAGTATATTACGAGAAAAATAATACTATAGTTTGTGAATATTTTCAGTAATGTTAAAATTGTATTATATTTTATTATATATATATAATAAAATATGTCTAGAGTTGGTTCTAGACTTGGTTCTAGGCTTGGTTCTATATTTAGACTTGGTTCTAGAGTTGGTTCTGATCCCATTACTATTGATTTTTTCACTTCAGACTCTTCTTATAAAGATTTTGTAGAAGGTGTAATACCACAAATTCATTTAATTAGAAATTCAGTAATAAAAAACCCCGAGTTTATTAAGTTAATTAGAGAACTAACAATGCAAGAAATGTATAAAGAAATAGACAAAATATTAAAGTTCATAGATAAGACATATGATTTTGGAATAGCAGACGAAAATAAGATTAATCGTGAAAAAATAGCCAAAAATTATTTTACTGTAACAAAATTTAAAATGTTTCTTAACAGAATTGAAGATGCTTGTAGTAAGATTATAGAAGTAATACAGTTTTTATATAGAGTATTAACAAACATACTAGTTGATGTTAGTAAAATTACAGATACCACTATTGCAGAATTATTACAACAAAAAGATACATTATTAATAAACTTATACTATAGGCTTAAAATAACTTTGAAAGGCAGTAATCCGGACAAATTTTTTAATATTATCAAAATTGGAAATTTAATAGATCCAAGTGTTAAATTGTCTATAGATGATTTGTCTAGTAAAAGCACACCTAAGTTACAAACTGTGGGTGGTAAATATAAATTATTTACAAAACATAGAAGACCAAAAAACTCATTATATTATAACAAAAAACATTCTTTTACTTATAATAAAAAGAATAGAAGAAATTAACATACTATTATTTAACAATTACTCAACAATTACTCAACAATTAATAGCTCGTCTTCATTAATAGTCTCTTCTTCAAGACTAGTCAGTTTTTCCTCGCGTTCTTTCTTTCGTCTTAAAATCTCTCCAATACCATGGTCATTATTATCTTGTTTACCCACAAGTACATCTTCCGCCTCAAATAGCTCTTTACGTAATTCAGCTGTAGTTGTATCGTCATTAGAACTATCTCCAAATAATAAATTCTTACCAGGAACATCCATTCTATCCGCATTAATCAAATTTCCGTCTTCGTCAATTGTTTGCATCAACTTGTTTCCCTCTTTTTCAGCTTTAGCAATATTTTCTCTAATTGCTTTTTGTTTGCTTTCTTTTACACGTTGTTTAAATTGTTCCTTTGAAATTTCATCATTTTTCTTTTTTTGTGCCATTAGCTCATTCAATTCTTTTTCTAAATATTCTACTTTGCCTGTTTTATATGCTTCTGGATGAAAAGGCATCCACATTCCAACTTGACCAACATAGACGTCATGGTTAGGATCCGACTCTCTTAGTGATTTACATTTAAATTCCGCCTCTTCTTGAGAACCAAATACTCCGCGAACTTTAATACCGCGGGTATTAGTTTGAAAATTATGTTCTACACTGTATTCTTTTTGTAATTCTTCTTCTTTAGTATCTATAAACGATTTATATTCATCTTCTAATGATGTTATAAACAAATTGTCTTTTTCTTCTTCAACGAACTCCTCCATGTCTTTTGTTAAAGCATTAAAATCCAAGCTGTATTTATATGCTAAAAAATTTAAGAATTGTGTATATTTATCAAAAGTTTTTCTAAACTCAAAAGTCTTTAAATACTTTTCAAAATAAAACAATTCTTTTTTCTTAATATGGTTTTCAGGTGAAATAAAGCTTAAACAAACATATTTTTGACCACTTATTGGTCGGTCTTCATCAAGTAAATCAACCATTTTTTCTCTTGATATATTTGAAGTTGTAGTTTCTTTAAGTTTAGAAGTTTTTCTAGTTGCCATTTATAAACTATACTATTTAATAATTTTTAAGTATTTATTTTATATAAATTAACACTAATACTTTTACTAGTTTTATTATATTAATTAAACTTTAATTAATATACTAATAATTTTTAATTATTATATTTTTTTCTTCTTTATTATTATAAACATAATGAATTTTACAATGAGTGAATTGGTAAAAAGAGCTGTAAAATATTTGGTTGAAGGTTTAATGGTTGCTATTGTGGCATTTGTTATTCCTCAAAAGCAATTGAAATTTGACGAAATTGCAATTATTGGTTTGATGGCGGCTGCAACATTTTCTATATTAGATACATTTATTCCATCTATGGGTGTTTCCGCACGTTCCGGTGCTGGTTTTGGTATTGGTGCTAATTTGGTAGGCTTTCCACGTATGGCTTAAATATAAATAATATTATAATATAATAATATAATATAATAATAATTAAAAATGGCATTTACAAGATTTTATGATGACCCTTGTAGAATTCAAAAATATTTAGAAGAAACTACAAATATAGGAAATTATAACATAAATGTTCCAGGCAACGGTTCCAAACCAGTATTGTTAAATGACCCACATATTAATATGCAAAAATGGGGCGCTAATTTATCACAAAACAAAACTGATTTAGAAAGTGAATTACATTGTTTGCATCGGAAATTAAATAGAGACACCATTAGAGAAAATAACTATGTAAATTATTTAAACACCAATTCATTATATAATCAAAATACTTACAGCACAAATAAAGAGGAAATAACAGCTCAATCGCGAGCAACTCATCCTTCGTGGATATATAGAGAAATAAATAATTTTAATAGTGAATATGCTATTCCAAATAATTTTAATTATTTGCACTTAAATCCACAAGAAAATATATGTATTCCTTTTCATAATAATATTAGTTCTCGAATTATTCAAAAAGACTATTATCAATTAAGTAATAATTTTGATATACAACGAAGAATAACAAACTAAAACTAACAAACTAAAACTAACAAACTAAAACTAACAAACTAAAACTAATTAGAGAATTTATATTAGAGAATTTATATTAAATATATTAAATATATAATAATATTTTTAATATATTATATTAAATACTATGGCAGCTTTAGCAATACCAATAGTATTATTAGGAAGTATATATATTTTATCAGAACAAGAAAAAAAAAGACACAT